CAGTCTCCGCTCATATCATTCATATCTCCAGCTTGATTATTCATAATATTGAAAAAAGCAAACCTGAAATTTTCCATTAATGCATCTTTATCCTTTGTATTTTCAGCGTGCATTAAAAACACTCTATTGTCATTCAAATCGTATCCAACTGTGATATAACATTTCAAATACTCCCTGTTTATATTGTGTAAATGTGCTATATCGGCCTTTTTAGAAGATTCGACTGATACAGTGTCATAAAACTGAACAAATGCTTGCTGTATCAATTTTTGAATTTCGGGGTCTATTATCTTAGGTTCTTGTTCTGCACCTTTTAAAGTATTAATAATCTCTTTAGAGGTGGCTTTTTTATCTGCCTTTAAAGTTTTTTTAAGGTTATTATTTTTTTTACCCTTTGGAGAATTTTCAGAATCTTTAGGCATATAATTACTTATCAAATTATCTTTTATTTTTACCGTCTTTGTTGTAATCTGCTGTCTTATTATTTATTCCATATTTGACTAACAATTCCACCAACACTTCAAAAGACAAAGTTTTGATTTTCAATTTGTGTGGCAAATATTGCCCTCCGTCAGTCAACTCTAAAAATGGTTCTCGATCACCAAAATTAGGATCGCCAGAATATGCAGTGCAGAATAACGCACTTCCTTTAGGATCGATTATTATTGTCCACAATCTACAATCTCTTTCACTATATTCATCAAAAATTTTGAATGCGTAATACCCACTATCACGTAATCTCTTTAAGAAGTATCCTAATGTTGTTAGCTTGTTTGCCATAATATATTAACTTATCATTTTATACATTGATTTCAACTATATTATTTAGTCAATGCCGAAATTATGAATTTGATTATAACATCTCCTTCGTTTATTTCAAAAACGGTTATTTTAAATTTGCTGTTAAATCTAACCTTTATTTTAGAGGTTTTCAACCCACTTATCATTCTAACAGAATCCAATTTAAGTGGTATAGGTGTTGTTATTTCATCGCCTTCAAACTCTGTAGAAATTAAATATGTTATGTTGTTGATATTAGGGGTTTCTCTATCGTTCAATTCCGCATAGACATTTCCATCTTTAGTGAATATATACAATTTATTAGAATCTGAAGTTATAGCACAACCTTTCATAACATCGTTGAATTTAGAAACGGTGAAATCGAAATTAGTTTGATATTCTAACGCATTAATTTTATTAATGTTTAAAGTGTTTTTGGGTATATATCCATCCTCTAATAGGTAATAGACAAAGTTAAAGCTTCCATCATCTTTATATGATAAATTGTTGTCATTTATAGACAACGAAAAGGAATCCTTCTCAACGCAATCTAAAAGCCTAACAAATTTTTTAAGGTCTGGAATATTTAATTTTATAGGTTCTGCAATCTTAGATTCGAGGGTCATTTTTGCATATACTACAACATCTCCATTTTGGGAATTACATATAGTATTCACATTGTCTGCTTCTAAATTAAGACATATATTATCCGCTAACCTGCTTATAGGATTCAAAAGTTTTTCTATGAATGAATCCTTTTCTACGATTATATGTTCGCTCATCCTTACAGTATAACAGAATCAGACTGTTTATCAAGTTTATTACTCAAAGATTTACTGATTCTATCTACGGCTTTCGCAAAAATTAAAGCAGCATCAGCTATTTTAGCCATTGTTTTAGGGTCTAAATTTATAGATGGTGATAGTTTCTGTGGTGCTGCATCAGGAGTATTTGGTGCCGCATCAGGAACAGGAGGAGGCATTGGATATCTTTCCAATGCCTCCCTGTTTATCTGGTCTTGAATAATTTGCCTCTGTTGGTCTACTTTGGGTTGATGCCCTTTTATGAACGACTGTGGGTTTAATTTATTGGCAGGGCCAGTAGATGCTTGCTGTGTGGTATTTTTATCTATCTCACGCAGATTAGCACTAGCTAGTCCTGCCATCATTACTGCTGCAATATCGTCTTCGTTCATAATATCTTATTTATCCGCTTACGTTAAATCTGCAAGTAATGCTTTCAATTTAGCGTCAGTATCATCATCAACTTCTATATTTTCCGTGGTTTCTGGAGATTCAGCTTCTTGTTTAGCCTTTTTCACTGTTGTTTCACTATGAGTTTCTTCCTCACTGTCTGATTCTGCGTTTTCCAACTCTTTCGTGCAGAAGAAGTGTTCGTCTAGCATTTTTTGCAATTCTGCTGGAGATTTTTTACGATTGAATTTAGTCAAATCCAGAATTCCTGCATGAATTTCAGCCAATTTTTCATCGGTAACTTCATCCAATGTGGATGGAGACATGAATTTCGAAGATACGAATGTGGTATATTTGGATTTACCAGCATTAGCAGACTTGGCTTCGCACTTGATCTTTAGAGTGCATCCATTTTGAACATCGAAAACCTTTACTCCGAATTCTGCTGCATCTTCCCCACTGATAGCAGAATCTATAATCTTTGCCAATTCCTTTCCATAACGAATAACTTTAATTTTTCCGTTGTTTTCTGGATTTATGGGGTCTGATACAATATATGCATTAACCAGCCAATTTTCCTTTCTAGAGATTGCCTTATTTGCAAGCTTTTCTGCCTCATCACCGTTTCGGTATATTTTTAATACATAGTTGTCGATTGGGCAACTCTCTCCATAGGTTGTAGGACAAAGAGCCGTAACAAACTGTCCAGTAGAGTTACTAGTCCAAGAGTGGTGGAAATAGTGGTATCTGGTCTTTCTTCCTTCTTCCATGTTAGGAACAAGTCTGACCAAATAGGTGTTACCTGCTTGGAATTTCATAATATCCTTAAACGGAGAGTCCTGTTTTTCGGAAGCAGAGTTTTTAATTTCGTCGAATGCGTCTAGTAGTGTTTTTTTGTTTGTCATATATTTAATTTATTGTTGAGTTAGTATTGTATATTAGTTTTTAGGTTTTTCAAGTAGTTTTAAGAACATTTTCTACGAAAATTGATACTTTCCGATGAGCAGCCCTCAAAAAAGGGTTTAGTTTAGAGTGTAGATAGTTAGTTTTATATGTGAAGAAGTCTTGATAGTTTTTACCAAAGAACAGTCTTAATTCTTCTTCTGGAATATCGTTTATATGTTCCAATATATTAGAATACTCCATCAAAGAGTATATATTTATGTCAGAATTCTTCAAATGATATATCCAAACAGGATGTATTCCTCCATTATTATGACATATATAATCATCAAATTGTATTTTATTGGATATACAATATTTACCGATAAAATTCAAAGATTTTTTAACATCTTCTAAGTGTTGTTCAGGAGACAATTTATCCAATTCTTGTTTATATATTGTATATGTTTTTATAGCTCTAGGGGAGGCAAAATACTGTAAATCGAAATAGTCTACGTCTAAATAAAGTTTATATGGTGCGCTGAAATATAAGTCCATGTTAACTTCAGGATATCTAGAAAAGAATATTGCTAATTTTTTAATGTAAGGATATTTCGCATCATCTTCAAACCCTTCAAAATTACCTCTAAGTCTATATGCTTTATTCCGAACTGACCTTGAAATAGCCATATGCTTATTGTAAATTCTTTTTTCTAATTCTGTCATGTTTTCTTTTGTTTCTTAGATTTCTCGAAAAGTTTTTTAGTGTTTTTAGATTTTATCAAAATTGGATATAATTGTAATACACCTAAAAAGGCATCTCTTTCTGATTCTGCGCCTGTCATTTCAACGAATATATCACGTAATCTACAATTTTCAAGTATCGTTAAGAACAAAACAGAAGAATTAACTCTTTTATTATTAATCATAGATAAATACGAGCCAAATTTTAAAACGTTGATAATAAATTCTTTACTGCATATATTATCTAGTGGATCGCTATTGCTTATGAAATTATCTAAGATTTTATCATTTAACATATAGTGGTATTAATTAACCACATACAAATATTAAATCAAATTTAAAGTTCCGGAAAACATCTGAAAGGATTCGGTCATAGCTGATCCTCCCGCAGCACATGCATGACCTCCACCATCACACAACTTTTCAGCCAGTTTAGACAAATCCATTTTACAGCTATCTTTTTTCCTGATAGACACTTTACCACCTCTAGGCATTATTATAAATACAATGTCGGATTCATGCTTCTTTAAAAGATGTTCAGCTAATTCTTGAATATAGTCATTCGATATAGCTGAAACCACTTTATAAGTTCCATCTTTGGTTGGCAAACTTCCAGAATAAACATCACGTTTACTGTTTAAAAATTCATCTCTAGAATTTATATAGAGATTTATCATATTTTTTTGAAACTTATCAAAAGGCTTAAACCCTTTGCTGTAATTTTCAATGAAAGAATTTATTTTATCTGTAGTAGCATGAAACACTATGTTCAGTTCGTATGATATAGGAGTTTTATTAGATGCTGAATCATAATCATCTGCCAATACTATCAAAACACGTTGAGGATCAGTAAATTCTACATCTTTTCCTAACGTATCTTTCAACAGTTTGGCACAAGAAGTGTAATTTTCTATCTTCGTTTTCGCCCTTTTATATTCAAAGGTATTAGTTGCGTGATGATCTATTACTACTACATTTTCAACATCTATCAAATCACCCAATTCAGAAGTGTCTAAATCCAGAAAAAATACTTTTCTATAATCAGTAAATTTGTTATTTTTCAACCATCCTAAAACATTATCTCTCAATGTTGATGGGGTTGTAGGATATATAGAAGGTTTATATCCTAATATCCAACTTAATGTCAAATATGATGCTACTCCGTCTAAATCTTTGTGTGTGAATATAATATCTTTTGATGTTGACATATTTTTATAATTATTCTATATCTTCCATGAGGTTTTCTAGGTTTGTTAATGTATCGCTTGCACCTGAAACCACAGAATCCGTGGAGTTTTCAGAGAAACAGTCTTTATTTGTTTCCATCATGGTTAATGTTTCATATTTAACCTTAAATGCCCAATTTCCAAAATTAGAACCGAATCTATTTTTCTGCATACCCATATTCAAAATACCTAACTCTTTATCTTCATCGGATTGCCATATAGAACATAGAATGTCGCATGTTGCTGCTAATCCTATACTTTCAGATATGTTTTCCATTCCCGGATTATCT